TCTGTATCTATAATTCTTATACTCTCTATTGACATAATAATATTTTTGTGATTCTTATTCAATCTATAATTTTTACTCAAAAAAACGGGCTATGTAAAAACAAAAAAAGGGGCGTGAGTCATATGTTTATCGTGACAAAAAAACGCGCGTGGATCGTGGGGGAGAGGTAGGGGAGTTAAAACTCGAACATTCGTTCTGTTCTTGATTCATAAAAGCGCCCATACGTTCGTGTGTTCTATTGAAAATGCGCTCGCATGTTCGTATAATAGAAAGTAGGTAATACTTGGTTAAAGAGGTTGACATTACTATAAAATCGGTTTTATAATGTGAATGTAACTGAATCAAGTTGAAAATAACCGAAATGAACTGAAAGTAGGTGGATCTTTTGTCGGAACAATATTACACGATAAAAGAAGTCGCAACAAAACTAAAGGTATCCGAGAGAACGGTACACAATTGGATTAAAAAGGAGCAATTAGCCTCCTACAAAGTTGGTCGGTTAACTCGCATATCTGAAGAACAGTTGAAAGCCTATTTGGAGAAGGAAAAATAGTAAGAGAAAAGGGGATATTTGACGATGAATAATGTTGCTCTAGTTGGACGTTTGGTAAAAAATGTTGATTTACGTTATACGCCTAATGGGGTTGCGGTGGCAACTTTTACGTTAGCGGTACCTCACAAATATACGGATACTAACGGTGAAAGAGGTTCCGATTTCATCAATTGTGTTGTTTGGAGAAAGCAAGCTGAAAACATGGCGAATTATACAGAAAAAGGTCAACGTGTCGGAGTCAGTGGAGAGATTAAGTCACGTAACTATGAAAATGAAAATAACCAAAGAGTATACGTAACAGAGGTTCTAGCTGAAAGTGTTACATTTTTAGATAAAGCACAAACGCAAAATAACAACGGAAACAATTGATAGGAGGAAAACTTGTGGACAAGCCATTACAAAGAAAACGTTTTGTACTCGAAAATGGAGAGCGCACTTTAGTTTTTGAAGAAAAGGATAATGGGTTATATTCTATATCTGAAGGTTTGGAAAAAGAGTATCATGTTGTTTCTGTATCAAGAAGTGAGTTGTTAATTGCATTCGAAATGTTGCTAGGTGAAGTTTTATAGTTTAGTAAGATGGGGTGATTATTCACCTCTCTTATTTATAAGAAGGTGGTGTTCATCATGGCTAAAAAACGTATAAAGAAGAAGTTAGAAAAGAAAAAGAAAATAAGTCTATTACTATCTGAATCTAGTGTTTCAAAAAAAGAAATAAAGCGTTTAAAAGGTCGTGAATTAGATGTAGTTTACAAACAAGTAAATCAAAGGGTAAAGAATAGAGAAAGAGCAAGAGCAATATCAGCAGAAGCGAAAAAGTGGGGGCTATCTCCTACTAAGTTTAACTCTTGGAAAAAGCTACTTCCCGAAATCGAACGTATAAAGAAAGAGATCGCTGAGGAAGAGAAGAGAGAAGAACAAAGACGAAAGAGAGCAGAGAGAAATAAAGGGAAGGCACTATATGTTTTTTGGACCGATACACAAGGTCACTCATTGGAAGAATGGGACAGACAGAGAGACCAAGTAGAACATATTTATAGTGTTCATGGAGAAGAAGGTCTTCGAAGTCACATCAAAACTACTATGCATGATAGATTAGGCATTCCAACAGGGGCTTGTGATGCACCACAAATTGTTGATGACAAATCTCAAATTGAATTGACTAACTATTATTATGCTGATGGTTGGCGCGAAGTGTATAGCGGAAAGTGTAGATATTGGTTACCTATTTTAAAATTGATTGCTACTATGATGACGGCTTTATATAAACCGGAAGACAAGTTACAATTCGTTCTTGATTTAGCAGCGGAAGTTGATTATTTCAGCAATGAATTTGCGGAGAGAATACACGGTCTTATTTATTAAGGAGGTTTTCAAAGTGTCACAAAAAAGACAAAAAGAAAGTGACAAGCCTTTTAAACTTGTCACACTTGACGTTGAAACCCGTGGAAGATTTGGAGAGGTCTTCCATATCGGGATATTTGACGGTGAATCGTTTCTTCACTCTACTGACGTTAGTTTCATATTAACACACTTAAAGTCACTACTTCAAGAGTATGAATTGCATATCTATACTCATTTTTTAGATTTTGATTTATCGAAGATATTACAACATTTATTAGATATAGATAGAATTGATTTTAACGATTCATTATTTATAAACAACAGGGTAGTAAAATTCACGACTAATAATGGAATGGTTTTTCATGATTCCTATAAAATGCTATTAGGTTCATTAGAAAGTTTGTGTGAAGATTTTGGTTTATCTATTGATAATAGTAAAGTTAATTTAGAAAAATATATGAAAGAAAACGGTTATAAAGACAAGGAAGACTTTTTCAAAAGAGTACCCGCTGATGATCCTGTTTTGATTCATTATTTAGAAATGGATTGTAAATCACTTTACTATATTTTGATGGAAGTAATTCATTTAGTCGGATTACCGGACAAGGTTTTTGCTAGTTGTCCGACGGTTGCGTCTTTAGCCAAAAACTTTTTCCAACACTTCTTTAAAGAGGATTATAAGAAAGCTATTTCTACTAATTATTTTGGAGCAGAGGGAGAGTATTTGGAACAACAGGTAAGAGCAGGTTATCACGGCGGAAGAACAGAAGTATACAAACCAATAGCGGAAGATGTTTACCATTATGATGTAGTAAGTATGTATCCATCCATTATGAAAGAAATGGATATTCCGTATGGTCACTATACGATTTATCGTAAAAATGACAGAGTAAAACCAAAAACGGTTTATATGAGTCACAAGTTGTCCGGAGGTAAAAATGGAGCAGGTTTTGCGCTCGTGAAATTATTTGTACCGGAAGATTTAAACATACCACCATTACCATATAAATTTTCTAGAAAACTACTATTCCCAACAGGTTATTTATGGGGTGTTTGGTCATTTGAAGAATTGAAAATGGCGGAATCATTTGGGGTAGTAATAGAGGATATGCAAGAAGTCTATTTTTGGGCGAAGAAAGACAAATTGTTTAAAGGATATATAGAATACTTTGAAAAGCTAAAACAGGGAAGTACAGGCGGAAAAAGAGCGGTTGCCAAACTGATGCAAACGGCACTTTACGGGCGCTTTGCTATGAGAAGGATTCAAACATCTTATTGTAATGTAGAAGAGGAAGAGAAAAGGAAATCAGAAGGTTCGATATATGTGAAAAAACAATATACGAAATTTAAAGGCTCGGAACAAGAATACATTATGTATAAGAGTATTTCGCAATCGAAAACAATTCAACCTCATATATCAGCTTATATAACAAGTTATGCAAGAGTAAAGTTATATAAAGATTTAATGGAAGAAAAGGCGAATGGTGCGGAAATCTATTACACTGATACCGACGCTATTGTGACAAGTAAAGAAATGAATCCGGCGAAAGTTGGAAACGACTACGGGAAATGGTTACCGGAAGGTAAAATCAGCAGAGGGATCTATTTGCAAGAAAAGATGTATTCAGAATTAGGAATCAAATGGAATGAGTTAGAACAAATACATGAATTTTACGAAAAGACCAAAGCTAAAGGCGTTATAAAGGATGCTAGAGAATTAGATTATAAGCAATTTGAAGAATTTTATATGTCTTTAATAGATGGGGAAAAGAAAATCAAATTGTATGATAGTTATGTAAGAAGAGCGTCACTAGGTTATATACTGAATAGTAATAAGGATATAGAAGCGACAGTTTCAGAATCAAAACATATCGCATTAAAAAGAAGAAAGAAACGTTTAATAGATTATATAAGGAATATTAGTATTCCTCATCACTTCGAGTCTTACGATGCAAAAGCACCACGTTATTGGGCTGATGAAGAATTAGAAAATGAAATGTGGAAATTAGCTAAATTTCACGATACACCAACAGGTAGTTATGAAGGTGATGTTTCATGAGGATTCAAAGTCACACTTGTAATGAAATATTAAAGATTGATATGTCATTAGAAAAAGAGGACAAGCACGCAATTATTGAAATGTTTGAGAAACAAGGTTTTGAAAACGTTCATGAACTTCCATATAAGCGTGGTAGCGGGGGAAAAAGAGCGCAATTAACTTTCTTAAAGTCACACCAAGTAAAAGATGTTAAGGGGGATAATTATGTTGAGTGAGAGAGAAAAAGAAGTGATGGAGTGTATTCAAGATTATATGACTGAATTCGGCTTTGCACCTTCCGTGCGTGATTTGGGGTCTCGTTTGTATGTTAGTTATCAGACCGCACACCGTTATTTGTTACAATTAGAAACGAAAGGAAAAATCAAGAGGTCTCACCATAAATCACGTTCAATTCAAATTTGTTGAAAAAGGAGTGTGACAATTGAAAGATAAAATACATGAGTTGATTATTGAATTATTGCAAATGGACAATTCTGTTGTATCAAAAGAGTATATTGTAAAAAGATTGTTAGAAATAGAGAAAGAAGGCTAGCGGACAAGCTAGTCTTTTTTTTATGTAAAAATGTGACATGTGTCACGTTTCTTAAGAACGTCCGTTCGTATTATAGTATACATATAACGAACAAACATTCGATAAGGAGTGTGACATATGGATGAATTAAAAGTGGTTGAAGAACAACCGAAATATAGATTAGGAGATTTCCAATTCTTCGCCAGAAAGAAGGACGAGGAAGAACCGGACGACATCGAAGATGATGAGGAAGAGGAAGAAGAGGAAGAAGAAAAGCCGAAACCGAAACGCAAGTCAAAATCAAAAAGTGAGGAGGATGCACCACAATGGGCAAAGACATTAATGTCGACGATACAGGAAGTAATAAAGCCGAAGGAACAGGAAGCGGGAGCGCAAAAAGTCCCGGTACCCCCGAAACCAAAAGTAGAGGAAGACGAGGAACCGGAAGTGGAGGAAGTGGAGGAAACGGACAACAAACCGAAGAAGAAAAGCTTCCTAAGTTGGTTCCTGTAGACGTTCCGGGGAAAGAAGAAGAAAAAGCGGAGATTGATGCAAAGTTAGAAGAAAAGCGAAGAAAGGACAGGGAACGAAAAGCCCGTTCGCGCGCGAACGCAAAATCTTCCCCACGATCCAAAGGAAAAGCAAAAACAGCATCAATGGAAATTTTGCAATTGAAACCAATTTTAATGACAGTGTCACAAATGGTGGCTACTCGTGAAGGGTTTGAAGTATGGGCTTTAACAGAAACCGAAATCAATACGCTATGTGAACCGATAGAGAACATGTTAGCGAAAACATCAGCACTTGAAAAAGTCGGGGAGAATAGTGACGCGATTGCGCTTGCTATCGCTTGCTTTACAATCTTTGTACCAAAATTCTTAATGTGGAATGCCACAAGAAAACAAAAGAAAGCGCAGGTGGTAACGAATTATGCTAGACCAAATCCAACTACCGGAACATCCGGCAGAAACGAAACAGGAAAGATTGGAACAAGTCCTAAACCTAGTGGTGGACAGGCTACCGTTTCAAGTCAAAATTTTGGCGGGGACATTTCTTCCCTCATTCCGGCAAGCGCTCCTTTCTGATGAGTTTGAAGACAACATTGACGGAGGACTGGAACGCGCGAAAGAAGTGATTGACTATGTCCAACATGGTACTTATCCGAGCGAGTAGGTGTATTTACGCTATACCGCTACACGATTGGCACAAGAATTGGAAACCTTGTTTTCCGTTCGTGGAAGAATGGTCTGTCACGGTAGGCGAAAAGTATGTTGTTTTTGAATACAAAGAACATTGCTACCGTATGGACGAACACTTTTTTAATGCTTTATTACCGCGTGTTCCGTATGCGTCACGAAAGCAAGCTCTTAAAAATGGTAAAGGTGTTTTGCGGACGGAAAGGAGTTATGACAAGAAGGGTGTGAAGAAACATGAATGGCATCCCGACTGATGAACATGTATTTATAGCAGGGAAAACAGGTAGCGGGAAGTCATTTCTTGCTGAAGTGTATTTGGCCGGATATGAACATGTTGTGATGTTAGATACAAAGGGACAATCTTTGGAACGACGTAAAAAAGGTAAGGAACTTTGGTACGGGTTAAGAGAGGGAAAGGACTTTGTACTGGTCGAGACACTAGAAGAAGTGGAAGAAGCCCGGACAAAGAAAATTATCTATTGTCCGTCACCCGAAGAACAAACCGAAGAACATTATGACGCGCTTATGAAGTGGGTATACGAGCGCGAAAATACAATTCTATGGATTGATGAATTGATGCAGGTTGCCCCGTCACCTACAAAGTATCCGTTCCATTTACGCGCGCTCATGACGCGCGGGCGTAGTAAGGAAGCGACGGTTTGGGCGTGTACACAAAGACCCGCTACAATCCCGATTGATGTGTTTAACAATTCCAGTCACTTCTTTATTTTCGATTTAAACATTCCGGCTGACCGTGATCGTATTGTAAAAGCAACAGGGTGTCCGGAGTTTTACGAAAAGCCCGGTAAATATAACTTTTGGTATATGCGGGACAGTGACGACGAACCTGTTCGCGCCACTTTGAAACTTTGAAAGGGGGTGACAATGTGGAGGGTAAATTTGCAGGGGTCGGACTCAAAAATATTATTGTGTTATGGCTCATGTTTGTATTATTAACAGTCATGGCGAAAGCGATTTTAACAAAACACCCGGTTCGTGGACTTAGTGAAGTTGTCCAAGCCGTATAACAAGGAGGGAAAGAAAATGGGTAAATTATTTAGTCCGTCATGGTGGGTATCCATGTTTATTTCAACATTTGTCACAATGATTTTTATTTATTTAATCAAAAAAGGTTCTGAGAAGTACAATATTCCGGTTGTAAGACCGATTGCGGAGGCGGTATAAGATGCATGTGATTGACATTTTGGATGGAAATATGAATCGAATTAATACACATTTCAGTGGAACAAAACCGACATTTAAACAATTGGTTGATTTTAAAAATCGCTATGAAAATGCGGTGTTTGTGGAAACGTCCGAACGATTTGCGGACTTTGAATTACTGGAAGGGGAACGCAAAGAGCGTATAGCGGAAGAACAACGTCAAGCGGAACTGGAACGAATCAAAAATGAAACGGGAGGAACAAACTAATGGCACAACAAAAAGAGCAATATTCACCGCAACAACGCGCGATGATTTGGGCAACATCAACGCGTCAATATCAACAAACATTGCCTACACAAGTAGTCACACAAGAAGGAATGACACTTGATTTCACATTACCAAAAGCGCGTTTATTAACAAAGATTTGGTTACATGTGAAAGCCGTAGCCACGTTGAAAAGCTCTAGCGGGAACATTCAACGTGACCCAATGTCTCCATATGGTATTTTACGCCGAGTAGAACTCAACTTAAATAACGGCTTCTCACCTTACATTGTATCAGGTAAAGAACTGTTTATGTATAACGTTTTAAGACAACATCCTGACGTATTATTACCAGGTTCAAGTAAGCAATCATTAAACTATGTGGAAAACGTAGCAACAACGGCGGGTAAGGATAATGAAATTCAATTTACCGTTCCGATCCCTGTAAGTTTAAATGACCGTGACCCTGTAGGTATGGTTATGCTGCAAAACAATACGGCAAACGTAAACTTAACAGTAGCCGTTGACCAATTAGCGAATGCTTACAAATTAAACGCTTCAAATGCTGACCAAGTGACATTTAAATCGATGTCTATTACACCAGTCATTGAAACGTTCTCGATTCCGTCCATTCCGGGTGGTCAACCGGATATGTCTGTATTAAAACTTGTACAATCGAAATCGGACATTTTTTCAGGCGGTGGACAAAACATTTTAAAACTAAACGTAGGTACGATTTATCGTAAACTACTATTCTATATTGAGGATTCGAACGGGAAACCGTTAGAGCCTAAAGACTTTACAGGGAACATGGAACTTGTATTTAACCAAGCGGACACACCTTACAACGTGAAACCGGAAGTATTGGTTCATAAAAACCATTCTGATTTAGGCTATCCACTTCCACCGGGGGTGTATTGCTTCGACTTTAGTAACCAAGGTGTACCGAATTTAGGTGGTAGCCGTGACTACATTGATAGTGAGCGATTAACTGAATTTTGGTTCCGTTTCTCTACGAATGTAGGCGGTAAAGTCACAGTCGTATCAGAAACATTATCACGATTACAAATGTAAGGGGCTATATGCTCCTTACCTATTTATAAGGAGGGAACAGAATGGGACTGAATCATTTTTACCACGACTTATACCCGGATACGGGTTTTAATACGACAAGCGGAATCACCGTGGCGGAAATGGGTGACCAAGTTGTATTGGTTGATGAAAAGGATATTAAAACAGATGTGAAACCGAAGTCCGACCCTGTGACAGGTGCAAGCATTTGGAAGTCGATTGGTTTATTTATCATTATCATAATCGCATTCGGTTATGTGGCGGGGAGGTTGTAATCGATGGACGTTACGCAAATGACGCAACTGATTGGTAGTTTAGGTTTCCCGATATTCGCATGTATTTATCACATGACGACTATGAAAAAGACACTAGATGCAAATACGCAATCTATTAACGCGAATACACAAATCATGATGCAAGTACAAACATTCATTGCACAAGTGGCACAAGGAAGCGGGGAGAAGAAATGAGTAAATCATTAATCCTAGTTGTAGCTATTCTTGCTTTATGGTTCTTTGTAATTCGTAAGAAAAAAGCGAAGGCGTGATGACATGTGAACAACGACGCAAAGGGCTTAACGTTTCTCACTCTATCCCTTTTGTTTTTATGGCTCGTGTTTGACGATTTTGTCGGGAAGAAACGCTTGTCAAAATTAGCGCAAATGATGACGCCGGACTTATCGCTTCCAAGCGCAGGAGAGGTCGCGGAAAAAGTGGTGGACGGTGCGAAAGAGTCTGTCAAAGAAACGGTTAAAGACACAAGGGACGCGCAAAAAGAAGCGGATAAGAAAGTAACAGACGGTTTATTGAAAACACCTAAAGATGCTACAGGTAAACAAAAAGACACAATTGAGAAGTTGAAAGAAGCGGACAAAAAGCGAAAAGAAACGGGTGCGTATAAAGATAAGGGGTGGCTCGGGTATAGCTGGGAAGACTTATTTGAAGATACGTGGGGTACAGTGAAAGGATGGTTTAAATGAAAGAATTTACGGAGTCAATGCCGTTCGTCATCTTCTTTATGTCCGTTACCGTCCTATTGCAATCCTTTACGAACGAGCGTGTAACGAATGGATTTTTGCTACTCGTATTAATGAGTATGGTTGTTACAAATTCGGACAAGTTTATAAAACTATTAAATGAGGTGAGAGTATGACAAAAGTATTCGATATGATCGCGGGAATTGGAATGCTCATTGGTATTTATTTGTTCCTTTCAAATGGTCGAGAAACAGTGTCAATCATTGAAGCAATGGGTAAAAACTCAATCGCGGGCATTAAAACATTACAAGGACGATAGGAGGGGTTTACATGGATTACAAGCGCGACAATTTAAATCGTCACGCCTTCCAAGCATTGGACAAACCTGTATATGAACCTGCTATCAATTTGAATGTAGAGTTTGACGAGTACCTCGGTTCTTATGCACTTTTAGTGAAGCATACGGCAAAGCAACCGAAAATGATTGTTGCTGACCCGGTAAAAGAGCCGTGGGAGAAAACACGACCAAACTTGCAAAACGAACAAATTCGAAGAGAGGATTTTCCGCAAGGTTACTATTTTGGGAATCCGATTATGGGGGTGTAGGGAATGGCTGAATTCGAAAGACTCGACCCTCCTGCAAGTGGTGGGAGTGGCGGAAAACATAAACCGAAGTTTGATAAAAAACAAAAGATGCTATTACTAGGAGGCGGGATTGCCGTCGTCCTAGTGGCTCTTTTTATGAATAAGGCAAATCGTAGCGGTTCCAGTCAGGAAGCCGTAGAGGAAGAATTGAAAGATTACTATACAAATTATCCAACGCTCGGTAGTCAAAACGCTGTTGTACAAGATGGGATGAACACGCTTGTTGGACGACAAGAAGAAATCCTAAATACAATGCTTGAAATGCAAGGGAAGAAAGACCCGAAAGAACTGACGCAAATTTATGTCACCTTTGACAATTCAGAGGAAGCATTAAAACGTCAACAATATTTAATCAATGCCGGAGCAAGTACAACGTATGTCAAAAAACAATTTATTAAAGATGGTTGGGCGGGTTCTAAGGATTATTATGTAGTCGCTGCATACGGGAAAGACCGTGAAGAAATGGCGGAACTCGTGAAAAAAGGTGTGCAAGATAAACAATGGGGCGGAATGGAAGTAGGGAAAGTGCGGACACAAGACGCACCATACTACGGTTCACATTCTCGTAATTATTAATGGCTTTAGATGTTAGACCATTCATAAACGACGCCCAACGAATCCAAAAAGAAACGGGAATCCCTGCTTCAATCATTCTCGGTCAAATGATTTTTGAATCAAGCGGAAAGAATCCCGGAGGCATGTCCGGTCTTGCTTATAATGCAAAGAACTTATTCGGCATCAAAGGAGTCGGGCCCGCCGGAACATATACCGTATGGTCACAAGAGTATGACGCGGGCGGGGGGCGTGTTTCCGGTTTCCGTAAATACAATAGTTATTACGAATCCATGCTAGACCATGCACGACTCTTACAAACACCGCGCTATGCTTCCAAGTTACAAGGAGCGAAGACATATGAGGACTTCGCGCGCGGGATTAAGGCGGGAGGTTACGCAACTGACCCGAATTATGCGGGGCAACTTATCAACATCATTAAACAAAATGGATTAGATAAGTATGACGACGGGACGCCATACACCGGAGAAGGGAGCGTTCCTGCCGGTGGAGGGAGTGATAAACGTGGAATATTCACAAGCGTCGCTAATGGCGTCATTCGTGCCTTGCTTATTCTATTGGCTTTTGTGGCTTGTGTTCTCTTTTTTGCCAAGGCATTCCCACAAGTGGAAGCAACGGCAAAGAGCGGAGCAAAGAAAGTTGCAAAGTCTTCCCCACGATCCAAGGGATATAAAAAAGTAAAACAGAAAGGCGGTGCTACGAATGGCAGACCTACAGGGACTCAAACTAAACGACAAGTTGAAGCAAGTCTATGACAAGGCGTTATCCCTCGGTTTGCGATTCACGAGCGGATACCGCCCCGGTTCTACCGGACCGAGTGGAAGACCGGATAGCCATTCTCAAGGCATGGCGATGGACTTCGCGGGTTCGAAAGATAAAATGGACGAATTTGCAAAATGGGCAAAAACGTCACCGCTTTTTACAGAAGTGTTATGGCAAACCGCCGGACATTATGACCATGTGCATGTTGGGTGGCAAGAGGGAAAACACCAAGCCGGAAAAATGTATGTAGGCGATAAAACATTGATTGATAGACCTAAAGGGGACGGGGGCGGTGACCTAAGCACGGGAACGGCTTCCCCAAATTCCGACAAAGGTTTTATCACGAGTGCATTTATGGGAATCATACGCGCTGTTATGATAATCGTCTTTTTAATCATAGCCGTGTATTTCTTCTTCCAAGCATTCCCGGATATAAAAGTAAAAGTATTGTAAGGAGTTGAAAACATGACAAAGGATAATACATGGCGTGAAGTCACGCTCACACTACCGCCTAGAATGGCGTATACACACGTTTTCGAGGATACAAAACCAAACCATTATGACATTAACAATCTATCTGTAGCGACGCTATACGCAGGCGTGCGTGTCCTTCCTAGTCCACATGAATATGAAATTATGATTCCGGGGAACGGGCGTAACATTCTAGCTAGAAAAGAAGGGGCTTCCCAAATTGAAATTTATAATGATAGTGATGTTCCGGCTCGTATTATTTTAACGAGTTTTAATGAACCGTTTAATCCTGCCGTACTTGCGAATAGTGCAAGTGGACAATCTAGTACGGGCGGAAGTGGCGGGGGAAGTGATACCGTCACGGTAAAGGGATTTACAAGCGCGTTACCTGCCGGGAACAACAATATCGGAAAAGTGATTGTAACAGAATTACCAATCATGAATTATAAGTTTGATATGTTACCTTCAGGTACAAATAAAATTGGTGCGGTTGATGTAACCAAACTTCCATCACTTGCGGAAGGTAAATCATATATTGGTCAAGTCGGGGTTGTTGGCGGTGTGTCTATTTCAGATATGCCACCAATTACAGTTAGCAATGACCCTGTTCGCACGTCGTGCATGGCATGGGAAGGTTCGGTGAATAATTCGATTGTTGTATTTGATATGTTGGATAAGAATGTTCTTAAATTCAATTACATTGTAAATGAAGGGGATACAGACCTATTTGTAAACTTTGATTCGTTCATAGTTAATCCAACAGACCTACAAGGGAAAAATGGAGTAGGCGCTACGATCCGTTTGAAGCCGGGAGAATCTATCACCGACTTTACAAGAAAGACAAGCAAAGTCAATATGACACGCACTAGCGGTTCGGGAACTGTCCGTATTTTGGGGGTGTAAAAATGGCTTTGATTAAACCATTACCAATTATCGAAACGAAAACAAGAAGAATACCTGCAAATAGGGAGAATCCCTCTTACTATAAAATAGCAAAAATTCAAGTCGGTTCTACAATTGATGGTGGAGAACATGCGACATTTCAAGGGAGTGTATTCCCGCAAAGTAACTACGCTTTTGCGGGTAGCGCGCAACCTTTATATACCTTCTCCTTCGGTGTTCGTTCGTCAGGGAGTCCGAATCAAATGTTAATTAAACCTTCTTTATTAAAAGTAGGTGATAGTAAAAACGATAGTTTTCGATTTGAAGTCTATCGCGACCCTGAAGGTATTCACTATTTATACATGGTGCAATCACCTTATTCTAAACAATGTGTGTTCACCTACGCACAAGTAGGTTGTACGGAATACTGGGAATACGATAACTACATTTCAGAGCGCGGATATACGCTTGTATGGTCTTCTACGAACGGTGATACACAAGGAATCTATGAAGGTGGACGACGCCTATTAACGGAAACGAAAGCAGAAGACCTATATTTAAAACGTAATTCAATCGGATTCAGACAAGTGACACTTGACCCCGCAACAGGGTATTACCATCGTGGTGATGGGTTGCTATATACCAAACGCGGAGACATTGTAACGCTATTCGGTGACCTACTGCATGGTAACGGTGGGGCTTATAAAATCGTGGGACGTGTACCGAAAGAGTTTGCTCCGCTGTATGAAACAGTTATACAGGCTATGTATTCAAAAGCTGATTCCACATACGGAAGCATGACGATGATTATTGACCAAGCCGGGCAAATTATACAAATGGAAAACAGGGTGAACGGTGACCCGAACGCAACAAACACCAAAATTAGTGGCACATGGCAATGTGCATATTAAAGGGAGGAAATGAGAATGGGACAATTAAAAACATTTCATGCGGGGCATAATTTCTATGTTCCAGGAGCGCATGCAAACGGGTATAAAGAAGAAGTCGAAACAAGAAGAGTCGTGCAAAGAATCGCTGAATTATGCGAAGAGAACGGAATTAACTACGCAATCACTACAGACAATGACGGGCGCACGCAACGACAGAACTTGAACAATATCATTGCAAATTGTAACAGTCATACAAGAGATCGTGTGGACGTAGCAATTCACTTTAACCAAGCAATATCCGAACAAGGTGGGGTAGAGGTTTGGTATTATGACCAAAGAGAGTTGGCTACTAAAGTGAGTAGTGCGGTTGCTAGTGCTTTGGGTATTCGTGACCGTGGACCGAAAGAAGGGAAAGACCTAGCCGTCTTAAACGGTACAAATGCGCCCGCTATTTTAATAGAGGTGTGTTTCTTAGGTCATGCGGGGAATATGCAAGCCTACGAACAACGATTTGAACCGTGTTGCCGTGCGATTGTGCAAAGTGTTACAGGTGTGAATCTAACGAACTATCAACCGTTACCAACGGCGAAAGCAGACAAGTATTACCGTGTAAACTTCGGTGACTTTGATAATTTTGATTGGTTAGCGGGTGTTAAAAAGCGTGTAAACGAGATATTCCCGGGTCATGGATGTTGGATAGCTTGCCTAACAGGGAATGCTCATAGAATCCTTTTAGGAGACTACGGAAGTAAAGGACAAGCGCAAGCGGTCATTGATAGATTGAATCAAGAGTTTCCGAATAGTGGAATATGGTTAGAAGAATTATAATATTACTTATATCAAACTAGGGTCGTGAAAAATCACGGCTCTTTTTTTATATAAATTAAATAGAATC